TGAGCCATGATGTTCCATTGATTAGCAATTCTTGGGTCAAGATCTTTTGATAACTCTTCAAGTTTTTTTGTTATCGATGCCTCTGTTGACTCTTTAGAATCAAGTGCGCTCTTACCTTGCATAGATAAATAACCACCATCATCTGTCAATGATGAACGTATAAAGCTTGAGAATTTTGTGTCCATTTCCCTAAGAACGGCTTGGTCGTACTCGTCCCTCTGTTTCTCGTACACGTTTTGTAGGGTGTTCGCAAACTGCATATTTGCTTTAGCAACGTTAGCCCCAAAAGCGTCAGCGGGCGCGTTGATGTTTTGTCGGGCTCGAATACCGCGATTCTTAATTTGCCCTATTTCGTATTGTGGTACGGTTGGCACGATATTCTCCTTTTAGTAGCCGTGTGGTTTATATGTAGAACTGTAAGAGCCAGTCTTTTTGGTAGTCTTAAACCACTTACTGTCCATACTGTTGGCACCAGTCAGAAGTGAAGATAGTGAACCCATATTGCCAGCCCTTCTAGCGTTCTTACCAGCTATTCTGTTGAGCCCAGCATTGGCACTAAAGTTCATCGCCTCCATTTCATAGTCGTAAGACTCTCTAGCTGCGTTTGAACGTATCGTTAGCGCATCAAGCTCTCCAAGTTCAGCTGTGTCCTGTAATGTGTCCAGAGCAGAACCTGTGTCTACCTCTACACCACCAGCTGCCAAAACTGAACGCTGCCTACCTTTTAATTGAGAGACCTTTGTTCTGTAGTTTGCCTCCTCTACCTCGCCCCTCTGGATGGCGTCTTGGGATTGCCATTCTGCTATTTTTCTATTATTCTCGTTTACCTGAGCTTGGTACTCGTACCGCTCTTGTTCTGCCCTAGCTGTTTGCTGTTGCGCTGCAACCTTAACCATAGCAATAAAAAAATCTGGCGTACACATTACTCTATCTCCATACTAAATTTATGAAAAGGCAAACCCTTGATGCCCCAAGGCTCTGGGCTCTTAATATCAAAACCAAGCCATTTGAGCCAATGAACTGCGACAGCATTTCTTGCGTCTACATGGTTCTCTAAATAGCTATATTTATCGGTGAATTGTTTTAATTCCCCCTTTGAACGTCTCAGGAACAAGAGTGGATATTTTTCAATGAGTGGTGTTCCCAACATCCAAGGTGTCCCTTTTGAGCTTAATGCTGAGTAAGGACAAACACCCCAAATGCAGGCTATATCGTCGTTTATGAATCCAGACTTAACGACACTCGACATGTCAACAGAGTCCTTTAAAACCTTAACCAGTGGTAGTGATGTTGCAGCGCTCACCTCTTCCCTGTCAGCGTCCCTCATGTTCTCTACCAACAGTTCGATGTCTCCTTCCTGAACGTCCCTAATTGTTACATCAATTGCCAAGACTCACCTCTGGTATCACGGCCAATAATGTCATTGGTAGTGGGTCATCCTGCCGATAAAATATTGAACCAGAGCTAGACCATTGAGACGGTATTGTTACCCTAATGTCTCCAGTCTTTAGTGCTGTTGGTTCACCGTACGATTCGTGTGTCCTTTGTTTAAATTCAGTCAACCTATCCAAGCTTGCGCCAACCTTACCGCCTCTAGATTTCTCAACCCTCATTGTTACAGTGGCAACAGACTTAACCTTTCCTTGTGAGGTGGGTTGTCCTAGCTCTAAGTCCAGTGTCTCAATGTCTGCCTGAATCGGCAATCCGACGTGTATCTTGGTGGCTGGATTGGACAGTGTGATGGCTCCCGAGCTAACGATTTTTTGTGACTCAACACCACCATCGGCAAGAACAGACACGGTCTTGCCTTCCAAGTGCGATAGACCAGACAGTTCATCAACGCCCTTAGCCCATGTCGAGGTGGTTTGTGACTTTATATAGTAAGTGATGCCGTTGTTTTCTACAGAAATAGGGTTCCAAGAGGTGGAAGATATGATGTGGTCTTGAACAAAGTCTGTGAGGTAAGGGTAAGACTCTAGACCCGCAGACTGGCGTAACAGTTTGGTTACGTCTGAAGCATCAATAGAGCCACTACCATCAATATCACCCAACTGCCTCGTGGCACCATTGTAAGTAACGTTCGTTTCCAATAGAGCGTTCTCGGCGCTCGTCGTAAGGCCAGTATTGTAGCGAGCAACCAGAACCGCCAAAGCGAACCAGCTAACCGCCCTGAAGGTTAGGGGTACATCCCTCGCAGCCCTTACAGTTACCTCTGTTGCGCTGGTATAGGATTGGATATTGCAGACCAGTGTTTCTTCACCAATAGTAAGCACTATTGTGTTACCAACGTCACCACTAACAAAGGTAGATGCGCTAGACTCAAGGGTCAAGTCTTCGGTACTGTTCCAGCTAGAACCACCACTCAACTTCATGGTCGTTGAGCCAGTGTGTGTGCCATCATAAGACAAGCCACAATCAACAAAATAACAATCCTTGACGTCGCTAAATGTTCTTGTGTTGAGTCTTTCTACGAGTCGCTTTGTCTCTCCATTAATGTCTCTCTTAACAACAAAATATGTGGCATCCTCTGATCCCTCAGATATTGTACAAACAGACTCAAAAGAACCGTCCGTGTCGTGTCTAGCCCAACCCCAAACCTCGTGCTCTCTTAGGTAGGTTAATGACAACAAAGAGCCATCACTCAGAACAACCCAAACAACAGAGTGTGGTGCCTGCGAGTAAGCCCAAGAGACAATTGTTTTTCCTAAAAACAGGTGGTTTGATAGAACCGTTAAGTCGTTACCTGTGTAACCACCAGAGTCTTGCGTGTATGCCAAATCTCTGACAATGTTGTCTTTTGATTGTATATACAGAATGGTGTTACCAACAACCAAAGGAGCCACATCTGAGACACCCCTATAACCTTGTGGCTCTAACTTCACAGAGGTAGGGGTAACGACATTTCCGTCACTCGATAGCATCAACCACTCTCCACCAGATGTGAGAATAACGAGATTACCGAGAGCGACCATGTGCCTTATTTCGTTGACCTGTGAAGAGGCAATTGTGAAGGTGACAGAGTCGTCATCCTTGAGTGGCTGAGAAACATTAAAGTTGTTGTAGTTTCCAGTCTGACTCATCCACACAGTTTGTGGTTCTTCGTTGCTCTGTGCAAATGTCAATCTTTGTTGATAATAAGAAACCGTCGATGGGTACTTGTCTGTCGCGTTAAAAATGGTTCTCGCTAGTGCTGGAGAGTCAGAAGCATCAGCAGCGATATTGTCGTCCTTAAATGTTGTCCCTGTAGAGCGCCCAACAAAGCCATAGATACCGCCCTTTGACTTGTAAACGTTGTAAGAGTCTGCACCACTCACTGCGTTCCATGTGATGGTGTTTGTTATCGTACTGGAAAGGTTATTGTTGGTGACTGTTGTTGCGCTCGATTGAATAGACTCAGAACCAGTCTCTGTTTCAACAGCGGTAACAACGTAACTGAAGCTGGTGTCGGGGTCGGCGGAATCGTAATTCTGTGCCGTCGAAGAAACACCCGTGGGTGCGCTCATCGTGGTACCAAACACAACATCTGTCAGTGTCCAAGACGTGTGTGATGTTCTCTTGAGCTCTTTGACGGGGTGTGATGGATGACATATCGTCATTACGTCAGCGCTCTGCGTGAATTTAAGGTTGCTCAACTCAGAGTCAGAGTATGGTGTAGAAATCTCTACTGGGTTGCCTCCAGAGCTCACCTGTCCACCATCCTTAATGACGCGCATTGTTTGATGACCAAACTCAAGAGCATATGTCTGCTCTGTGTTAAAAGAGAATGGAATAAGACGGGTTTTATTTGTTGAATCTTTTGTGTCACAGACGTACTTGGTACCAGCCCTGTTCGTTACACCGCCATGAGCTTGAACGATAAAGTTACGGCAAGTCTTTAGGCCAACAGAATACTTAGCTAAATCAACACGCGCATGTAAAGAGGGAGCCAACTCGCCCCCTGCAAATGATGGTTGTATAACGTAAACTGGCATTAGCTACGCCCCGTTATCCATGAAGCCTCTTTGTTGATGTCTTCGTGGGACTCGTTCGTGTTTAATGTTTGTGCTTCATTAATAACTGACTGATAGATGTTTTGCGATACCGCCATCTTGTCCTTATCTCTTGTCAGTGGCATGGCAAGGTTTGCTGCCAACAACCAAGAAAGAGCGTTGATAAAGGTTGGGTCAAAGGCAAGCGTGTTGGTGACCTTGTATGTGAAAATGAGTGTTGCTTGTTTTTGATTGGTGTTGATTGTTCTGGCGTTAAATGAATCACCAAGACCTACCTCAAAATCGATAGGATCTCCACCTGTTGTTGTTTGTAATATCTCCCTAGCGTATATACAGTCGTTAGGGTATGCGTACCTGTAAGACCAGTTACCTTGCGGTGAACCGATATCGGATAGCGCTACATGTCTCTTTGCAAAACCCCAAGGGTGTGCTCTCAGTACAGAGTCTCTTGTGTTGGCGTATAAAAGGTTACAGTGGAATGCCTCTTCACTTTGCTCCGTCAATGATGCAATTGTGGCGCTTGCACCAATATGGGATAAGGCAAAATTACAAATGTCTACTTCACTGGCCATCACCACTCCTTATTCAATACTAGGGTCAACACCCCAGCGGTTAGGCTTTAGCTTTCGACTTTGCTTTGGCCTTCTTTTTGACCACCACCTTTTTACGGGTGGTGGGTTTTTCAGTTTGCTCTTCGATGACCTCCATCCAGCTTCCAAGTAGGGTCTCATCCTCTATTTCAAAGATTTGACCCTCATCTCGGAGAGAAAGATAATAGCCACGCGAAGTAGCCCTAACTCTCACTAAACAGCGTCAGCATGAGCAGACCACGCCTGTGCATCCTTCACGATAGAAGCACTCACAGTTGCAGTCGGTGATGTACCACCTAAGTCAAAGTACAAACGAACATAGCGCTCGTTAGTGTCAGGTAGACCAATCACAAGAGAATCACCAGCAGCAGAGCTTGACAACGTGCGAGAAGTCAATACCGTTGTTGCTGAAGAGAAACTCTCGTTGTCGTCTGTCTGGACTTGTACAGCCATAGTTGGTGAAGTACCACCCATAGCTACATCATTTGTGACAACAATCTTTAACTCTTCTCCAACACCGATGTCGCGATCAGCACCAAGGTCGATGACGTTGGTAGAAGCTGCATCAGCAGTCAGAGACTGAGCGTCTGAGAATTGTAAGTTGTAATCGATAATCATAGTTTATCTCCCATTAAGTCCGAATTAGCTTACCGCTGCTTCAGTGTTAAGAATCGCGTCATTGCGACGGAAAGGAATTCCATCGAAAGACATCACTCGCTTACCAGCCACTTCGTCCAGAGACAAGTTCACGTTAGACGTGTTAGTAATTTGTCTGCGTAGGAAAGAAGAGATAGTGCGGTTACCATAGAACACTGCACGACCCAAACCTAAGTTAGGCACTTTTTCAACTGCCTGAACCATCAAGTCAACTAGGTTGGCAGATGAGCCAGAAGCGTCCTTGGTTAGGTTAGAAACGTCAATGTTAGGAATACGCACAACGTAACGCCAGTCTCTCAAAGAAACACCCACGTCCCACTTGTAGTGAGTTCTGTAACCTTGATATTTGCCGTTTGCTGCATCTTCCAAAGTAACTTCACCTAGATCTTGGTGCTTTAAGCCAGCCATTGAACCTTTAGGGTAGATACCGTGGCAAGTGTTACCGCCCCAAACAACCAACCAGATTGATGTGTTGTCTGAGCCTGAACCGCCAGCAGAAATGATGTTGTCACCATTCTCAGCACTTGTTGAGCTGAATCTTGGCGCTAGACCCATAAACTTCTCAGGGTCAGTACCTGTGTCACCGTAGAAAAGCGTGTTAGCCATTTCTTGGTTCATAGACTCTAGGAAAGCGCGGTCTTCTGATAAACGGAAAGCAGAAGTGTTGCCGTTTAAGTCAGCCAAAGCCTTATCCACTTCAGCATACGCCTCAAGCATACCAGCCGTATCAGTTACCTGAACAGTTGTACTCTTTGAAGGTTGTACACCATAGTTAAGCTTACGCCATGTGCTAGATGGTAATCCAGAACGGATTGTTGTACGATGTCCTGTCGGTAAGTTACCTTCCATGAAGGTCATATCATCTAGGATCTCGTTAGTTTCACTCAGAAGCTCGACGATAGCATCAATCTTGCCGTCTGGGTCTTGTCGCTTTGCTACATCAGCAAGCGTCGGGTTTGTAGTTGATAATGTTGCCATTATTTTCTCCTGTTATTGTTGCATAGATGGGTACAGCAAACTTTCGCGAGTCTGAGGGGCGACGTTGAATCCACCAACAACGACCTTCTCTTCGCTAATTGCCCTACCTACTCGGTTTAGAAATCGAATCATCTCTGGATGGTTTCCCAGTCCAGACACGTCCAACATCTCGCTAAACTCTGGGTTTCCGAAACTATCTCTCGCCTTCACCGCAACGGCTACGTTCTGATCGAACTTTTCACCGCCAAATTCAGGGTCGCTTTTCGCTTCCTCTACCCATGTTTTTTGCTGCTCCACCCACTTATCGGCCTGTGCCTCTTGCATCTTGGCAACCAAGTCCACGCCCGCCTGAGCCTGCTCTTGGGAAAGGTCTAGTTCCTTTGCCCAATCTTGGTATTCGTTTAGTACAGTTTCGTCAACACCGTATCCCTCTGGTACCACAAACGTGTCATACTCTTCAGGGGCACCCGCCTCCTGCTTTTCTGTGTCTGTGTCATTGTTCTCGGTGGCAGCGTTACTCTCCTCAGATTGAGTGTCAGAGCCCTCTTGAGCCTTAACTTCCTCATTCTGAGAATCGTTATCTGCCTGCTGTTCTTCCCCTAACTCATCGGTGTTAGTCTTAGTCAGCAAAGTGTCTTCATCAGGCATTTTGTTCTCCTACATCGTTTTCTTCAATCATCGACAGGTAGTGTTGCTTGTCTGCCGATACCACTTCATTTAAGAGCCACAGCCCCATGTTTCTTTGACCTTCATTAAAGAAGGTGGTACTGTTGCCCGTAAAACTGGTTCGATACAATCCCGCTTGTTCAAGGATTCTCCAGATTGCTCTGCGACCAGAATTATTACTGATGATCTTTTTCAAATCATCGAGTTCTGTTTCCCGTCTAAGCTTGTCCCTTTGCTGGGCTTGCTTGACGTCCTCCTTACTGGAGGGGTTGTAATCTTTTTTCACGACAAAAGTTTCTCATAAAAAATGCAACTTATTCGACGCGCGCTTTTATGCCAATCCACCCATCACATCTTTTAATAAGCTTTCAGTGTCAGTGTCCGTATCAGACATCACTTTCGCTGCCTGTACACCTTGCTGTGCTTGTTCCATCATCTGTTGCTGTTGAATCTGTTGTGCTCTCGCTTCTCTGATGCTCTCTACATCGTCATCACTAACAACAATCTTGGGCGGTACACCAAGCATTTCTGCGTAATGGTCAACAGATTGGTCAGCGTCAAACTTATCTAAAACGTCTGGCTTTGCTGCCGACAAATTACCAACAAATCCAGCAAGCCTCTCAATCGCTCCAGTGCCCACAGCCCTCTGTGCCTGTGCCATTAAACTTATGTATTCAACCTTTAAATCCTCTCCCTGAATTTCCTCGGGCGGTTCTGGAATCAGTCCATTCCTAAGCATGATGTTGAATGTTCTATCAACCAGCGGATCTAAAAGCTCAGTGTGTAGTCTTTCGAGCACGGGGGAAAGCATCAACAACTTCTCTTCGTGCCTCTCATCAATCTCTCTCGCTGTTATCTGCCTTCTATCGGACATCGTCATCATTTGAAAGAGATCACTATAAAAACCTTGTTGAATTCTGTATTGCGTCTCTTGTATGTCCTGTTGTAGCTCGCCCAGTCTTGGATTGACCTCGTAGGTCGGTCTGAATCCACCAGCGCCTGCGCCTTGCATTGGGTCAACGTAAGTTAAGCCACCAGCAATTACCGAGGCTGTCTGGCCTCTAAGAGAGTGTGGTGCTTGCATGGGAGGATTAACCATCTTGTCGATACCTTGAGCTTTGCGTTTTTGCTCTATCTGCAACGCTTTAACATCACCTAAGACGTCCATAGCTGGGCTTCTGCCGTAGATATCAACACCAGTAACGTGCCACCTAGGGGCAACGATTGGGAACTCTTCATAACCAGAGCTGGACAACATCTTGTCCTCGTTACAGGTCTTCTCAAAATAACATGACTTGTAAGCCATATTATCGTTATCTTTGAATTTGGGGTCTCTGTCCTTGTTTGGCTCAACAGCATGCATGATGTCAATCCACTTGTCTAGCTGTCCAGAGTTGAACATGTCCCTAACCCTGCTAGAGCAGTTCTCATAGCCGAACCATTCAACTACCTGCGTGACTGGGAGTTGGAACTCTCTGTAAAAGGTGTCCACAGCGAGCCTGTCTGATAACTGTAGCCCGTACTCACCTGCCGTGTAAGGGAAGCAACGTATAACGTCGTGATAGTCTTCTTGTATGAGCATCGCGCCAGTACCAAAAACACTGAGCTCCTCGTACACAGTCTGCAATGAGTTGTACAGGTTTGAGCGCGCGAATATGTCTGTCATTCTCCTTTCAACTTGGAACATCCAAGACTTAATCTCACTAACCTCCATCAAGTCTGGGTCTGGTGTTGTTAACCTAAACCAAGGCCTAGCTGGAGATGTGATACCACTCATCATTCCAGCAGCGAGTGTGCGTACAGCCATCGTCGCTGTTGAATCGATTATCTTGGAATTCTTCTTAGAACCATCATTACGCTTAGACACCAAGAAACGTCCACGCCTAGGTAGAATGTATTCACTGAGCTCTTGCCAGTGGCCAAAGTAGGAAGAGCGCTCATCTTTGATGTCGCCCCACCTTTTCACATATTTGCTTCTCGATGTCTCTTTCATGATGTTATTGCCCTAATAGCGTTTTCTTATAAACATCTGCTGTCGATGTATCACCCCTAGCACCAGATAGTATGGTGCCCTTGCGACCATATCTCATTGCAGAGTTTCTCTTCTCTTTAGACCTTGCAGCCCTGACCTCGGGGTCAATCCTTGTTGGTGGCCTTGCTGGTGGCTTGGGTGGTGGGGGTGGTGGTGCTGGCTTTCTGTTTGAAAAACACATTTTCTTCTCCTTGGTTGTAATTAATTAAATGGGTCGTATTCGGAGACGATCTCTCTCCCCCCCGACGTTGGGTTTTGTCTAACGGTGGCAAAGAATGAAAGCGCACAGGCATCAGCCTTGTCTGGTGAGCGCCCTATCTCATCCTTAATCTCTTCCTTCTTCATAAGCAGAATCTTGCCCGCAGATGTATAGCTGTAGCGTATAGCCACAAGCTCTTCTAATAGATCATCGTCCTTCGGTAGTTGGCCACCCTTGCGGAGCCACTCCTTGAAATTAAAGAACATCTCAGCTCTTTTGTTGTGATAGACATTTATTTGGTCAGGCTTCATAGAGGCGTTAGCATCAACTGCAAAATATCCACGCTCCCTTAACCTATCCATAACCCCCGCGCCCACACCTATCGTGTCCACGAATACTGCATCAGGTCTGCTCGGCTCTTGCTCAATATCGTTGGAGATCTTGTTCGCATACTCCATCGTGTTGAGGCCTTGGTAAGAGTCCAGCGAGTAGAACGAATAACCCCTGCGTTTAGCAAGCACAGAGCTGTCATCACCATAACGAGCAACGTCTGCTGAGTAGACCAAGGCTCCAGTCCTGTCTGCGTCACCTTCACCGCTCATTGACTGTAGAACCTCATCGGTACTAAACAGCGCGTCGGTGTTGTTCTTAGGGAACATTCCTTTAACGCGTACCCTGAACGTGTCAGAGTCTTGGCCATACTTGTCTGCCATGTCTTTGACCCATTTAGGGTTAACGTTGCATGACTTTTCCGAATCGAAATGAATTGCTCGATAATGTTTTCGGTTTTTGTTGTGTGAATCGTAGAAGGCACCAACCGTTCTGGTTGGATTAGATGTCATCACCAATAGGTAATTGTCACCAGTAAGAGCGCCCTCGATAACGTCGAATATCTTTTGATCAATACCAGAAGCCTCGTCGATTATGTAAAGAACAAAAGAGGCGTGTACACCAGCCAAAGCTTCTGTGTTCTCTTTACGTGCTGTCCTCGCGAAGCATTTGTTACCGTTCATAAACTTAACATCTGTGGCCAAAGCATCGACCAATGTGCGCATCGGTGGGAATAGCTTGTTTGACCACTTCTTTACTTCAGGGATTAGGATGTTCTCGAGCTGAGAGGCAACGGGTGCTGTCGCTGGAATTTTTGAGTCTGGATAAACCAAACCGATATAGAGTATCAGCCATGAAAGAATAGTTGTTTTGCCAGTTCCGTGCCCAGACCTTACCGAAATTTGAGGTTTCTCGCCAGTAGCGATAGCGTCATCTGCATTAAATACAAACTCTGCCTGTTGCTCATCCACTGGTGAGGCGTTCAGTCCAAACTTAATAAAGTTAGAGAATGAGAATCTAATTATCTCGGATTGTGATTTAAGATCTAACTCGACAAATTCATCAATAGATCTATCATCCAAGTATGGCGAATCCCAAACAAACTTTACTTTTTCAGTAACCATTCAGCTAATTCCTTGTCAGCCGAATGTTCGACCCTGTCTTTAAATGCTTGTACGTCAACGTG